TTGTCTTTTATCCAATCAAAATAATCATCTTTATGAGTATCTGTAAATTGGAATAGACCATATCCACCACCACCATTGTCTTGTTTTTTAGTATGGTCGAATGTATATCTGGTTTCAACACCGATGTTACCCATAAGTGCTGCTAAATCATTGGGATCAAACCCTGCTTTTAATAGGGCATCTATAGTTTCTTGTTCATCTGACATTATCTATTCTCTTCACCTATGATTCGTTCTTCAATAACAGGTTCCTGACCCTCACGAATTTGCTCTTTTGGAATAGCATACATATAAGCTGGTAATAATTCAGCCATTATATTTTTAAGTCTTATTGCAGCTCCTGGACTATCAATCTTCCAGGAAAAGGTTTTTCCCCATTCATTAAGTTTATTAATATCTTTATGAAGTATTAGATCCATAATTCCACGATCCGTTCTAGTTTGAAGTTTGGCCTGATTGACATGGGTTAATATTCTGATTGCTTTCATTTGTAAACTGGAAACCCTATCTCTAACTTGAGATGCTGCATATTGCAAAGTAACTCCTGGAACCCATTTTGCAAGCACATCGACTTCTGCTTGAGAGGCTTTTGCACTTAATTCCACTACATTAATCCTTTTTAGACTATCTGAAAGTTTCGATAATCCGTGCATAGTTTCTAAAAATTGTGGATTCTCTCCAAATATAGTTTCAACCATATTTTTATTTTTAGGATCTAATAAATATGCCATTGCACCCTGTGATTTAGGGGTTTCTTTCATAGAAAAGATTTGAGTTATATATTCTCTTCTAATATTTTCATTTACAATGCGAGCTGTATTAGCATCTAGTTTAGATAAATCACCTTGAATTTTATTATAGAAACCCTTATCGCCCTCAATCAACTTTGTTGCTAATTTTGGATAATTTGGACTTAATCCTGAAGATATTAAGAAATGATTAGCGATTTCTTTTTCAAGTAACTTTGATTGATTATTAATAGCTGAGTGTTTCAGGTGCAATGCACTCTGATCCAATATTGAATCATCAAGCATTTGCCTAACTTCTGGCATAACCTCTAATAGATCTCTATCGGTCTTTAATAATGCCCTTGTTTTATATATATCGAATTTTCCATTTTTAAATATTCTGTCATAGGCTTTCATTAGATAAGCATTTTGAGCAATGGTTTGGCCCTCTGCACCAGCAACATCTAAGAATTGAGTTAATGAAGATTTATTTTTGAATAAAACAGGATATATCTCGTCTGCATATTTTCGACTATTGATCTGCTTGATTCCTTCAGCACTATAGGGTATTCCTACTTTTTCATAATATAGAACATCGGCTGCTATCAATCTATTATTAAAATCACCAGGTATTGTTTCTCTCTGTTCTTTGATAACTTGTTTTAACTGGTTTAGCTGCCTTTGCTCAGTCCTGGACAACGGCTGTCTTTCAAAATGATTGATTGCTCTCTTTAAAGAATCAACCTGTGTAAATGTTAATATTGGATCATATTTCTGTCTGCTTAAAATTTTACCTTGAGCATTTTTTACTAATTTAACCTGTGGGCCCATATAGGCCTTTATCATATTATCCAGAGGAGTTCCTCTACCGAATAGATCCTGAAGATTATTTTCCTTTACGAATGTATAGATAGTTCTGACAGCTTCTTCATCCATTACTGCACCTGCCGCTTCAGCATCTGCCAGTATTTCTTTATAAGTAGGACTCATTTCTTCTCTAGCAATTTTTTCTCTTTTTGCAACAATACCTTTAATTTCTGAACCTATACTCTCAGCAGTTGCTCCTGGTACAAATTGAAGATTTAATTCTTCCATCCTTCTTTCTAGGTTCATTCTAATCTTTATTAGCTTTTCACCCTGTATTTGTAATTGTTCAGGTATCTCTGCTAAATTTACTGGAGCATATCGTGTACCAAAGATTTCATCAGCTTTTCTTTCCAATACCATAGAAAGAGATTGCATCTCATCAACAACCTCTTTATGAAAGCCTGGATTAGCTCTTAACAATCTTCTAAGTTCAGATTGCATAGTTGGGGATTCGGCAGCTACAACAAGTAAAGGCATATCTGCTTTATTTACCAAATGACCTAATTTTTTAAATTCTTTAACAAGTTCATTGAACCTCTCAGGGGTAATATCTTTTTGCATTAGTTCATAAATGCCTTTTACACCACCTGTAACATACGCCTGTTGAGCAGAATCAGCATATTTCTTTGTATATTTTCTTTTTGCAAGTTTCTCATTTGCCCATCTCCAGAACATTCTGGATGGAACTGCAGTTCCCATTGCAGCTATTCCACCAGCCATTGAACCTACTAAGTGTCCAGCAGTACCTGAACGCTCTGGGAAATAATGTTTTTCTACTTTTTCTCCTGCGTGTCCTCCAACAGTAGCACTTGTTCCTATAGTGAATAGAGCTGATCCTTTTTTAAGAAAATTTGCAGTTTTCCTTAGAGCTACATCTTTTCCATATTCTAATAGACCTTTACCTTTTTTTACAACTGGTATGGCCGCTCTCCATCCAGCGATACCTGTATACAGCAAAGGATCAGATGCAAGCCTAGCTCCGTGTCCAAAAGCCTTTGTAGGAAGTCCAGCACCTGCTGGGGGTTGCATCCAGGGTTCAGCACCAGTAAGTTGGGCAAGACTCTCTTCATGTGTTACTAAAGAATTTATAAAATCCTCCCAATATGTCGCATTTTCAGTAAATGGAATTTCAGGAACTTTTATATGGCTCAAGAACTCTCCAAATTGAAGTCCTGCTGTACCTCCAACTTCTCTAATCTCTTGAAGTTTATTCTTTATATCGTTATTACGACCACCCATAATCATTTTTCTATATTCATCAGAATTATAAAAATTTCTGTAGCCTTCCATCATATCGTTTTGCTTTTCCTGGTATTCTTCAGCTCCTCCAGATCCAAAAAATACACCCTCTAATAAATGGGCCCAGGGTTTAATCATAAACTGTTCTTGAAGAGCAGTACCTAAAGCAATAGTTGAAGTTGTACCAAGTTTTACTTGATTTTTAAACCATTCCAGTTTGCTGTCTGCTTTCATATTTTTAATCTTATCTTCATTTACAAGCTGACCTTGTAATTCATATAATTGATCTACTGACATACTTTCTATAGGTATATGTTGGCCAGCATCTAAAGTATTAACTAGAGATTCACTATCCATTTCATTTGCAAGAAGTTGCAACTCCTCAACTGTCATATTTTCTAGTGCTACTGCTCCCATTATTGTCCTGCTGCTTGAGCTGCTCCTATTTTTTTCTGAATCTCTGCTTGTACATCAGCAAGACTTGCATTTAAAGATGTTATAACTATTTCCATTTTATCACCAGATATTGCTTTTAATATCTCTGGTGTACTTCCTGCAATACTCATTGATTCATTAAATTTAGTATGTTTGTCATTATATCTATTAACTATTATTTTCTCCATGTGCGACATAATAGCTAGTGTTTCTTCAATATGCTCTACTGTAGGTACACCTGTAGACCATTCACTAATCTTATTAAAGGCTTTCCTTACAAGATTACCTGCATTTTTTACAGTTTCAACTTCTGCCAAACTAAGATTTGAATCCTTCATCAATGCAACAAATCCCCTTTGAGCTGCTTGCCAGGCCTGACCATTATCTTCATCTTTAGCTATTTGTATTTGATACTGTAGATTGGAAAGAGCATCCATATCTTTAAGTATAGGGGTAGATCTATCATCCCATATCTTATATTGAGCTAAAACAGAAGTTAAGTCCGTATTACCAGCCTGTATTTCTTTCTGAGCATTTGTTTTAAACTCATGGAAATCAAAATCACCTGCTGTTATTCCGCCCTCTTCCCAATTTTCATCACCTGCTGCTTTTAATTTAGCTTGTGCTTTTACAATAAAATCATCTCTGATATTTTTTAATGATGCCTCATTTGCAGAGTCTGCATTGTCAGGATGAAATATTCTATAATTTTCTGCATATCTTTCTATTTGCTCTGGGCCTGATAAAGCCAGGAAATCTGGATCATCTTCAAGTGTTTGAAGAGCTGCCTGCTCAAACGAATTAGCAGCATCTTTCGGGATCATAACATCTGGATATACTCGTTTTCCATGATTATCACCACCTTGATAATAGAGATAACCATCAGCACCCTTTGAAGTCTTTGGTTGTTCTGCTGGTTTTATAACATTAGGGAATACTCTTTTACCAGCATCAGCACCACCTACCCAATATTTAAAACCATCGGCACCTTCTGTTACCTGTCCTTGTTCTGTTGGTTTAACTACTCCTGGAAAAACTCTTTCCTGAGTGTCATCAAAATAATAAAAACCATCAGCAGCTTTATGCATTGATTTGTCTTTCGCTGCCACCTGAACATTGGGTAGTACCCTTTGTCCTAATTGAGGGCCAGATGTGTAATATAAGAAACCATCTGCTCCTTGTTGCATTTCGTGTTGCTCTGGTTTTGTGATTTCTGGAAATACTCTAGTACCATCATCATCCCAGTACCAATAACCATCAGCAGCTTGTGTTTTAGTTCTAGTTTCTGGTTTTATAACATCAGGAAAAACTCTTTCCTTAGTGTCATCAAAATACCAATGACCATCTGCTGCCTGACTCTTTTTTCTTTCTTCTTCTGGCTTCTTGATTTCTGGAAATACTCGTTTTCCTTTATTTGGGCCAGATGCGTAATACCAAAATCCATCAGCAGCTTCGTGCATTTTAGGTTCTTCTTCTTTTGCTACAACTCCTGGCAAAACTCTTTCACCAGTATCTGCATAGTAATTATAACCATCAGCACCTTTGATTGTTTTTCTTTCTGGCATAGATGTTCTAACCTTATTAGCCATATCCATTGCTGCTTCTGCATAACTATGTAGACCTACACCACTTAGTGCATTGGAAATTTCTACGAAATCATCTGGAGTTTGTGGATTAGGGAATCTTGCCATAATTTCATCAAGTGCGTTTTGTTGTTGCATCCTAGGATCACCACCAAGACCAAACATTCCTAATAAATTCCTCTTTCTAGCAATATCTTGATCTCCAAGCAAGGATGAGTTGTAATACATTCCGTATCGTTTACCACCACCACCTGCTACAGCTGCTTTATGGGCATCGTCTTGCATCTGTCTGTCCATTGCGTGTCTGGTATCAAACATACTTGGAAAGTTTAATTGTGCCATTCCCTTCTCCTATTAAACTGTTTATTTATTCACTAATCTTTTACCAACCAAATAACATAGAGGTTCAAGGACAAATCTCCAAGCCTGTCCAATTCTATCCCTCTTCTTGTTATACATCTCTGCTCTTAAATCAACACTACGATGTTTAGCTATATGCTTTAATAGAGCATATATAGGCTTGCCATACCACTTCTTGCGTATTTTAAGTAGTGGCTTAAAGATAGCGTGGTATCCTTTCTCCATCTCTGGCTTATCTTTGTAATTCAATTCAGAATATCTAAGCCATATAGCATTACGATAAGCACCGAACCCATAGTCATCATTCATAGCAGTACAAACAATCTTCTTTTTCTTTTTCGCAGCCTCTAATGCCTGTAAATCCCTCCATGCAGTTGATGCTTCACCCATACCTTGCATATTTCCTACTGGATAAGGTTGTGGCATCTTAACCATTTGATTCGCTATATTACCTATATTCATCATTGAAGCAATATCATTACTTTGTCTACTTAGTGAAGAATCAATAAGTCCTTGAGATTCCGCAAAGGCTGCTTCTTCCAATTCCCTATTTCTTTGGTTTAATAAGGCTTGTTCTGTTTGAGCACCCAAAAACATTCCAGTTGAAGATGCACCAATAGCCTGCTCTCTTGCCAATCTTTCTTGTTGAGCACGAGCATCGCTTTCAGCATAAAGTGCTCTTTTTTGGTCAAATCTTTCTTGTTGTATATCTCTCCAATCACCACTATAGGCATCTACATCTGCACCAAATCTCTTCTGTCTTTCGTACATAGAATCGTAGATAGCTTGGTTCTCTGGAGATAGGGCAGAAGTAACCATATTCTTATCACGATCCCAACGGACAGTAGCACCTACACCAGTTACATCTGGGGTTGATCTTTCCCAAACCAATCGGTCTAGTTCTTTTTGGTATTCAAAGTCCTGTTCTGCAAAGTGAGAGCCTCTTTGACCACCACGACCACCCCAACCACCTAAAGGAAATCGTAATGTTTGTGTTTTTGTTTTCCCACCAGTATTTAATGGACTATTCATAATGCCACCTTTTGCCCATCGTGTTGGAACAAAGCCTTTTTCCTTTGGCATTGTTCTTTTATATGCTGATTGTTCGTAAGCCATTTCTCTATCTCCTAATTATTATGCTGTTCTTTTCCAAAAATATACTACGATGTAAGGTTGTACTGTTGAGGTTGAAGTTGTGTGAGTATGTCCACTACCACCACCTGTTGAACCTGTAGTTGTAGAAGAAGTAACATGGTAAGAATATTGTCCACCCTCATGGTCTGAAGTAACTGAAGTTCCAGTTGATTGAGCACCAGTATGTGTATGCGATGGTATCTGGGAAGTTGATAGTGTGGTACTTCCAGATGTTCCAGAAGCAGTCTTAGCACCACCTGTTTCCGCTGAAGTATCAAAATCTGTATCACCAGAATCCAAACCTACAAGAACCTTACCAGCTCCAAAAGCTACCCAAGTCGTTCCACCTATTGCTGTAACAACCGCTGCTGAATCAGCATAAGCTGTAGTTGTAGTAAATATTGCACCGACTGGATAAGCTGCTGCATTTAAAGCACCCGCTGCTGTCGTTACAAAAGCTGTCGTTGCTATCTGTGTAGTATTAGTATCTGCTGCTGCTGTTGGTGCTGCTGGTGTTCCTGTCAGAGTAGGTGAGGCTATGTCTGCCTTTGAATT